AAGGTGCCGAAGGTGATCTCGGAGCGCATCGTCTCGACGTTCGAGAGCTGGCTGGCAAAGGTCAGCCCCGACGAGTGACCGCCGAATATCCGGGTGAACTTATGGGTCGTGTCGGTCCCCTTGGGCAAAAGATTGGAACTATACAATGTAAACCGGTCGATCATGCCCATGCGACCGTTTCTCAAGAGCGAGACGCCGTCGCCCGAGATCGAGGCGTTCGACAGGTCGGACTTCTTGATCAACCCGCCGATCCACGGCGGAATAACCAGCCATCTGCCGGTTTCCGGGATGTTCTGCTCGTCGAGCACGGTGCCCATATCCACGATGGTATCGGTGATATTGGCCGCAGTCACGATCAGCGGCGTGCCTGCCACACCCAAGTTGATCCCATCGGAGATCACCCCGGCTGTCGCGCCTTTGTTATCTGCCGACACACCGGCGTCAAGAGTACCTAACACCGCCGTGTCAATCGTTATCTTCATTTGCTCCAAACAGCGTAAGCTGCTCCGACTGTCGCTTCGACCGCTGTGGCGTATACCGGTCCTGCTGCCAACAGGGGTTGCACAACCCCCGGGCATAAGGCCGGCGCGTCCCGCAGGACGAACACATCTGCCCGTCCGCAGACCGGTACCGGCGTCCCGGCTCAGGCTGCAAATCGCGCACCTTTGCCAGAAAACCGGATACGTCCACTTCAGCCGTCAGGTCACTCAGTCTGTGCGGGTGCGTCTTCATGGCCTTGAGCGTATCAGTGATAATCCGGCCGTCACGGAAATGCCCCATGGCGGCACAGCCCAACACAAAATACGCCTGCTCGCGCTTCAGGATCAGGTGCTTGGCAAACGGGGTCAGAAACGCCCTCGCCTGAGCGGCATCGGCCTTCATCTCCCACCGCGCACCTTTGACGCCGCGCAGGTAAATCCTGCCGCCGAACGCCTTCTGCACAAGCTCCAGTCCATCCTGCTCCGCTACGTCGGCGTCAATGGAAAAAGCCAGCGACGCCGACCCCCCATGACGGTTCACGCAAGCAGAGATACAGCCATCGGCGTCGAAGTAACCCGCGAGCCACTTACGCGACGGATAGACTGGAATGCTGTCGGTCCCAACCCGCTCGGTGAACCCAAGTTCACGCAGAAACTGGTTAAGCCGAACACGCTTGGCCACGAGATAAGGCTTGAGCCGACACGCCTGATCGACTGCTTTTTGCCCCGTAATAACGAGGCGGGTGCCCACGGTGCGCGTACCGCGCCGCCGGCCATCCCTGGTATGCAATCGTCCCTGCGGGAACAGCGCTTGCCGAGCCAGCTCGATGACGCCATCGCGGGCCTGCATCTGGTGCATCTCCAGCCACAGATATTTCCCCTGGGCGAGGGTCAACGACCCGTCACCATCCAGGAAACCCGCTAGGTACTTGTCACTCGGTAGCTGCACTCTCTCGCTTCCCTCTGGTTCCAAGTAGCGGTCCCAGTTATTCAGACCTGATTTTATGCCGCCAAATCAATTAGAAAAAGCGGCGTCGTCAGACCACATCGACAATAGCTCCATGTCGCTCTGAAGACGCATGACGTCGTCAAGCACGAGGTTGAAGTACTTGGCGTTGTCGATGGTCAACTCGACCGTCGTCCCCGACGGGCGGTCGACCGTGAGCGCCATGTCGAGGGTGTAGTCCTTGATCGTAATGGTCGGCTTGGTCCGGATCTTGACCTTGTCGCCCATGTTGCGGATTTCCGTACGTCTTCTTCGCCGGGGCTCTTTATCCCCGGCCTACTGCCGGTTTCCCGGCAGACGAGACTATATCTTACTAGCATGGTACCGCGCCCACCCAGTGTCGCCGTCCCGCGCATGGTGGCCAAAGCTAGTCCCCGCACTCGTGGGCCGTTCACCCGGTCTGGGCTACTAGGCCTAGTCGTTGAACCGTCGACCCATTCCTGGGCCGCTTGGCTGCTGATCGCCCAATCCTCGGCATTTTTCATAACTATCGCGCTCACCGTTACCAGTCACGCTGTAGTAGCCGAGGCTCTAAGGGTGTCCCAGCAATTCACGGGGTTTTTCGAGAGCCAAAATCAACCCTCGTAATCGACATTACTAATAGCTGCAAGAACAGTAGCAGCATAGAACTTGTCGATTAGTTTGCCCGACCAGATTTCCGGTACGAACACACCACCGGCTGCTGCGCCGGAATAAGCAGGACTGGCGGCACTGCCGCTATACGGGGTACCTTGTGCAATGGGCATTTAAGCCTCCGAAGTTACGCATTGGCGATGCGTCCTTCGGCGGCCGCCGCGAGGATGTCCCGTTCGATTCGGTCGGCTTCTGCCTCCCTGCCCCGGTACCGACCCCTGATTCGGCCGTCGTAGAACGCCTGGATGTCGCGGTTAGTCCAGATGCGTCGTTCCGGAGCGCCGGGTCCGGGTGTCGCGTTGGAAGCGCGGCCCGGGGCGGCAAACGAAGCGAGGTCGACCCGTCCCGCACCGTTGCCATTGGTATAACCAGGCATCGGAGTCTGGGACGGCAGACCTTGGGTCGGTTGCCGGTAGTCGGTGTGCTCTTGGAGGTACGCCTTAAAAAACCTACCGGTGCGGACGGAGTCCCCAGCGGTATAGGCGGCCCGCAGCATGTCGAGGCGGCGGGCGCCCGAAAATGGGTCGATATCCTGTAGCCAGGAATTAAAACCGGGGTCGGTGTCGAGCGCCAGCCAGCGCCCGGCCAACTCCGGGTCGCGGTCCAGCTCCAGCCGGACCCGATCCTTGACGCGATCGCCGTTCTGCTGCTCCTGGTAGGAGCGCAGCTCGGCGATCTGCTGTTGCTGAAATGCAAGGTCGCGCTGCACCTCGGCGCGCGCCCAGCGGCGTGTCGAGTCGACAAAGTCCGGCCCGTAGGTGGTGTAGTCGTCCTCGGGTATCTCGACCTCGGCGGCCGGCGGCGCCGCCGGCGCCGGCGCCATCTCTTGCCGTGGCGCCGACTGCATGGAGGCGATCAGCTGCTCAAGTTGTTGAACTTGAGACCGCAGATGCGGAATCTCGGAGTCGTACTTGCCCTGGAGGGTGCGGTAGCGGTGCTGCCAGTCGTCCTGCTGCTGCGCCGGCGCAGCCGGCGCAGGCGCCTGCCGTTCCTGCTCGTCCTGCTGGTTGCCGATAGGAACTATACTATCGAGTTCCGCCTGGGCGTTCTGCTGCTCGGCAGCCGCGTTCTCGGCAGCCTGCTGCTCGGCCTGCATCTGCGCCTGCATCTGCGCCTGCAACTCCTCGGCCCGCCTGGCTGCCCGCCGCACCGCCTGCGGCACCCGGTAACCGGGGTCGTCGCCGGGCCGTGCCGCCGGCGCGGGCGTCGCCGACTCGGCAGAAGACGTCTGGTCAGTCGTGGGTGCGTCGGACACGTTACCTGACCTTTTCCAGTGGCCGCATCGCGACGGTCGGTTTGATCGTTGCCCTGGACGGCGCGTTAGGACCGGCTTCCATGATCTCGAAGGCCCACAGCACGTCGCGCACACCCCTGGCGTAACCGCAGTTCTCCGGGGTGGCGCTCTCAACGGCGGCGTGCATCAGCCGCCCTGTCTGCTCGGACAGCGCCGTCATCAGGACACGCCAGTCCTCGGTGAGGCGCAGCCGCTGCGCGGCGTCGAAAGCCTGGGCGCCAAGGGAGAGGCTCATCGCGAACCCGCGCTGGGATTGGCCGTCAGCTCCTTGACCGACCACATACAGCTTTCCTCAAGAGTCGTCAGCGCCAAGGCGCGATAGCGCCCCGCCGGCAGCGCCAGGACGAGCCGCTCGACGTCGACGTAGGCGTCCTTCAGCGCGTCGTGCTGCGCCTTCTCGTCGTCCGAGAGCGCGCGATAGCGCGGCCGGAACCGCGATAGCGGTTCGGCCTCGTCGTTGCTCTGGCGGCCGTCGACCGCGCCTTCGTACAAATTAGCCATTAGAGACCCTTCAACCCCGATTCTTTGCGTTTGCCGTAGTGCTCGAAGGCGTGCGCCATCTGCCGCTCGGGGCCGCCGATCCCCTTGGTGATCCCCGCCGCGCGCTGGCCGGTGTAGTTGCCCATGTTCTGCATCGAGCGGCTCTTGCCGATCGGATCGGGGAAGCCCTTGGCGGGGGTTCCCGCCATGTTGCCGCCCAGCAGGTGCGGCGGCAGGCTCGGTGCGTACGAGGCCGATTTAGCCATCAGCTAGCTCCCTTGCGTTTGGGCGGCGCCGACTTGGCCGGGGTGTAGGTAAGCGTGCCCTGGCCGCGCTTGGACTTCTCGACCAGCCCGGCGGCGGTGCGGTCAGCGGCGGCCCCTGTCGTCGTCTTGGCAGGCTTGACGGCCGTCTTTGCCATCAGTCGACGCCGCCGACATAGATGTCGGTGACCGGCGTATTGCGCGGGTTGAGGCGCCCGGCGTCGGTCGAAACCGCCTTGCCCTTGGGGTAGCGGTTGGGGCTGGAGGTCGGGCCGTCGGGGGTGGACTTGCCGCCGCCTTCGATCTTGTTGGTCTGTGCTTTCATCGTGCCGTCTCCGTATTGGTCGCCGCGCATCACATCGCCCGCACTGGTCTTCTCGTAGGTGCCGTGCATCGGTTGGTCTCCTTTTAAGGACCGGGCAGGCCGGGCAGCGCCGACCCGACGGTGTTGACCGGCGGCGCCAGGTCGGACAGAGACGCAGGCCCTGGCATGGGTGCCTGACCGCCCTGGGCGGCGGCCGCCGGCCCGGGACCGGCGCCACCGGGCGGCGCCGTGAGGTCGGTACTACCCGTAGTAACCCCGGCTCCAGCACCGCCGCCGCCGGTCCCACCGGGACCGGCCGCCTTGGCGGCGATCGCGGCGGCTTTGAGCTGCATCTCGGATTGTTCTTTCTGAAGGTTGTGCTGGATCATCGCCATCTGGGCTTGTTTTTCAGCCTGAACCTGCTGCTGGATTTGCTCGTCGTCCGGCACCACGTCGTCCGGCAACCCGAGATCCCCCGCGAGCGCGCGAAGGACCCGCGCCCGCCCGACATCCCCGACGATCTTGGCGTCGAGCGGGTTGGCGGTGATCTGGAGGAACTGGAGTCTTTTCTGCTGCTCGGTTTCTTTCTGAAGGGCGACGACGACGCCGTTGACCTGAATCTGCTCGGACCCCGACAGCAACCCGGTGTCATCGGTCAGCATCACCATGTCGTAGAGCGACTCGAGCACGCCCCGGATGACGTCCTCGTCGATATTGGCCGCGACGGTTTGCAGGACCTTCTGGGCGTTGCCCATCAGCATGGACAGCCCAGAGGCTGTCCTACCGGCACCACCTTTTAAGCTCTCACCCGTGGTGTAGCGCGGGATTGCCGAGATATCGTCGGCGAGCGAGCTGATCGACCCGTAGATCGTCATCAGCTCCTGGGCGTTGCTGTTGGGCTGGAAGAAGTGCACCGGATCGCGGCTGGCCCCGCCGCCCATCGGGTCGGTAAAGACCTTCCAGCGTTTCCAGGGGTATAAATTGTCTTCGTTGGTGGTGGGGTCGAGCAGCTCGGTGTTAATAACAACTTGAGGGCCTGACGCTATACTCATGTTGTTTACTAATGCTCGAAGAGTAGCATTAGCGACTTCTTGCAGGTCTTCGAGGATATCGGGAAGACCGTGGCCGGCGATAGTGCCGGGGACCTTCTCGAAGCTGGATACGTAATAAGGGTGCCGCTGCCTCGGAGAGGGAGATATCTGGGTTTTAATGGTGTACCGCCCGACCACCCAGCTCTCGACCATGTACTCGCGGTCGAGGTCGGGGATTTGGGCGCGATCCACACCATTATCCAAGAGCATCTGGCCCTGCATCAGGCCGTGGTACTCGACCGCGTCGATCAAATGGCTGGTGTTGAGGCTGGGGCTCTCACGGGCCTGCAAGAGGGCTTGCTCGACGTCGGGTGAATCCATCCAATCCCGCAGCCCCGCCGCGTAGTCGGTCAGAGCGCCTCTGACAGCCTCCTGGTCGTAACCCGGCAGGTCCATCACGCTGACCAAGTCGTTCCTCGTCAGGTGCTGTCTCTCAATACATTCTGCGTTTTCTATCTCCTGGGCGCCGGGGTCCCAGTAAAAGTCCTGCGGCGCGATCCGCTCCCAACACATCTGCGGGACGGTCTGGAGGGAGGGGCGGCGGTCGGTCCAGACGAGCTTGGGGGCCATACGGACCACAGGTCCTTTGATCACCGCATACGGGAAAAGAGGGAGATCGACGAGGAACTTGGCTAAGGCGGAATAAAACCCGCCTTCGCGCAGGATTTCCTCCATGCGATCGGCGGCGGCGCCGGCCTGGAGCTGCGCCTGCCGCTTGGCGGCCTGCTGCGCCATGTGCATCGCGGCGACATAACGGAGGTGAACCTGTTCAGGGTCGGGCCGGACACCTTGCCCGGCCGCCTGCGCCGCCTCGCCGGCAACCATCTGCGCGACGGTCGCCGCGACCTGGGCGGGGATAGGCGGGTCTTCTTCGGGGTCTACGGTCCAGGGCCGATCGGCGCCGAGATAGACATCGCGCAAGAGGGAGGTTGCGCCCCGGCATTTCACCGCGACGAGGCGCGAGTAGACGATGCTGCCGCCGAACTTCTCGATCTCGCGCAGCTTGCCCGGGTCGTATTGGCCCTCGAACATCCGTTGGGCGCGCAGCAGGCGGTCGTTGATCGAGTTGGCCGTGGTGTTGCGGTGGTTCTGAAAAGAATACCAGCGATTGCGGATATAATTTCCGAGATCGTCGGCTCGAACGCTTGGGCGCTCGTTGGTCTGTGCCAGTCTGACCCGTTCCTGCTCGTCGAGCTGGGCGGGGCTGACAACACGCAGAAATCCCGGCGCCCTCAGTCTTGAGACCGACGGCGAGGACGAGGTCTGGCCCGGGATCGCAGCGGGCAACGGCGCATACCTCTACAATATAGCTCATATAATATAGAGTGATTGAGATACAGTCCGCAACACCTAGTATTCTGGGCTATCCGGGTACCTACCTATGGCCGACAACAGCGACAACGTCGTGTTCCCCCCATTTCCCCGAACACTCGACCCCAATCCGGCGCTCGACGACGCGCTGATCCTCAGGTTGCAGTATGATCTCGCGGCGAAGATTCACCCGCGCGCCACGATCGCGCAGCGCTATGGCTTCACCGGGGTCGGCGCGCTGCTGAGTTATCTCAGCAGCCACCCGCAGATCGTCGAGAACGTCAAAAAGGCCCGCGCGGTTATCGAATCGGACGAGGGGTCCGAGACCCGGGTAAGATTAAAAGCGTTGCAGGCTACCGAGGTATTGATCGCGCCGACCGCAGGGATCGCGATGGACCCCCGTGTGCCTCCTCAACAACGCATCGACGCATTCAAACAGCTGAGTAGGGTCGCTGCGGTCGATGGGTCGGCAGCGGCGCAGGCGGCCAAGGCGGGCGGCGGCGCGGCGTTTACCCTTAATATCCTGTTTCGCGACAAGCCCGAGACGCTGAGTTTTGTCGCCGATGCCCACCCCGACGCGCCATCCGGCGCGGCGTCGGGGATTACTACGAGTAGTACGGGCTGGAGAGACGACAGATACGGCGGCGCGCAAGGGGATACCGACGACGAGGATGAGGAGGTATAGGCGCAGTGGATTACCTTCCTCCCCCAACGGTCGAGCGGTTTATGCACGACCAAACCAGGATCAGAATCATCGTCGGCCCACTTGGGTCTGGAAAGACAATGGGAATGATTATGGAACTTATGCGATGGGCGTGTTCGCAGCCTGCGCATAACGGGGTTAGATACACAAGATTTGCGCTGATTCGGAATACGTTGCAGCAATTACGTCAGACCGTGTTGTCGGATACTATGAGTTATTTACAAGGCATGGCGCATTACTACACGACGGATTCCACGATACAGTTTCGGTTGACCTTGCCCGACCGGACACGACTACACAGCGATTGGATGCTGCTGCCGCTGGACAGCAAGGAAGACGTTCGGCGGCTGTTGTCACTGCAATTAACCGGGGCGTGGATAAACGAAATCCGCGAGGTGCCGTTCGATATCATGCGGCCACTTCTTGGAAGATGCGGGCGCTATCCTAGTAAAGCGCTCGGCGGCGCCGCACGACGGGGGATTATCGCGGACACCAACCCCTGGCCGACGGATAGCCCGTATCACGACCGCACTGTGCTCAACCCACACCCGGCGTGGAAATTGTTCTTACAACCGTCGGGGCTATCGGCCGACGCCGAGAACGTCGAGAATTTACCCGACGGCTATTACGACGAACTGATGTCGGACAAGGACCCGGACTGGTGCTCGGTGCACGTCGAGGCGCAGTGGGGCACCTCGAACGCCGGGCAAGCTGTGTTCAGACGGACGTTTCACGCCCCGACCCACGTCAAAGACATGGGTGTCGTGGTCAACCCGATGCGGCCGGTCATGGTCGGCATGGATTTCGGCCGCACGCCGTGTGCGGTGATCGGACAGCACGATAACTATGGCCGTGCCATCATTATGAAGGAAATCGTGACGGAGTCGATGGGGCTGATTCAGATGGTCGAGGAACACCTGAAGCCGGTTTTGTTGGCGCCGCCCTTCGCGGGGCGGCGGATATTCATTGTCGGTGACCCGGCGGGGGCGGCCAAGTCCCAGCTCTCGGAAGAAACCAATTTCGACATCCTCAAGGAACAGGGTTTCCTGGCCTACCCAGCCTCGACGAATGCGATCGAACCACGGCTGCTCGCCGTAGATAGACTATTAAGACAGACTTTAATGGGCGAGCCGGCGCTACAGATAAGCAGGACCGGATGCCCTACCCTGATTCAGGCGATGGGCGACAAGTATAGATACAGACGAAAACGCGACGGGCAGATGGAAGATTTGCCTGAAAAATTACATCCTTGGTCGGACATCTGCGACAGCCTTCAATATTTTGCTTTAGGCACCGGCATGAACCTGACAGGCAGGGTTCTCATGCGCGAACGAAGATATGCGGCGCGACCGATGACGGCCGAGCGCATCTCGTCGGCCGGTTGGACGTAGGGGCTTAGGCGGCGACCTTCTTACGAGACCTTTTATTTTTGGTTGGAGCGGCAGGCCGGGCGGGCTCGTCCTCGCACACCTCGCAGCCCATAGCCGAATTGATCGCCGGCGGCGCGACAGCGGTAAACCCGAACCCGACGGGAGGCTCGACGGTAGACTCATTCAGATCGTAATACGGCTCCTTCGTTGCTCCTGCGGGGATAGCGTCGAGGGCGGCAGCGGCGGCGTCGACGGTAGCAGCCCTGATGAGGCGCCGCCGGATTTCCTCGACCTCGACCGCCTCCGCATCGTTGACGAACCGGCGGATCTCGTCGCTAGGAACGACAAACCGCTGACGGACCGTCGAGTGCAATCTGCCGTTAACATTGCCTTGTGTCGTCTTGTACACGATGGATATGTCACCTGTACTCTGGCGGTACGACAGCGCCACATCGACACACGGCACACTGACACCAAGGTGATTCGCTACCTGCTTGCGGTCACAGAGCGGCATCGGCGGTGTCGACTGCCACATCGCGACGAACAGCACCAGCA